CTAAATCACGATATAATCAGCAACTTTGTCTCCAATTCCGTCCGCTTTGTCTTTCGCTAAATGAGTGTACGTGTCCAGAGTCATAAAAATTTTAGAATGTCCAAGTCGTTCCTGCGCAACTTTTGCAGGCACGCCAGACTCAAACAACAAGGAGGCGTGAGTGTGCCTAAATCCATGCAAGTTTATTGTTCTAAAATTATTTCTTTTAATGACATTTCTCAAATTGCATCTGACCGAGTCAGGCGAGAAATTGAATAGCCTAAAACTCTCATGAAGTGGCTTAACTGATTGTCTAATAATCCGCTTAGCTAGTTCCATCGTCTCAGCATCCATTGATACCTCACGGATGCTCTTTTTAGTTTTAGGCGTTCCAGTGATTACTCCATCTAGCGTTTTAGCAAATGTTTTTGTTATGCTGATCGTGTTGTCTTTAAAATTAAAATCAGTGTCTTCAAGGACGATGCACTCGCCAATTCTCAGGCCACCGAAAAATAAAATTCTATAAACCAATTGATACTCTAGTGGTTCTGTCTCTTTAACCGCATTTAAAAATGCACTAATTTCTTCTTTAGTATAAAAGACTGGTTCTTTCTTTTTGGCAGTGCTGCGAGGCCTCATTGTTCTATCCATCGGATTGACATCAATAATGTTCAGGTGGATAGCGAACTTAAAAATGCGATTGATGACGCTAATATATAAGCTCATTGCTGATAAGTCAGACAGATTATTAATTACCTTTTGACACATCATTGCGCTTATTTTTGATATGACTTTATCACCTAAAAGCGGTTTGATAGTGTCAAAATAATAGTGATTAGTCGTCAAAAATGTAGATGCTTTAACTGTGTTCTCGTATTGATCTAGCCACATCTTAGCAACTTCATCAAATGTTGTTCTGTCGTTGTTTTTCCAAGCTCCTTGACGCTGAAAATCTTCAACTAACTTAACTTCAGCGCGTTTTGCTTCTTTGATAGTTTTAAAGCCTTGTCGGGTTGTCCTGACTTGCTTTCCTGTCATTGGGTCAACGCCCAGATAAGCATTAAGCTTATAAGCAGTTGTTCCATCTTTTTTTGTGTATTTTTTTATCATTGTTTTTTCCTCTCTTTTTTGCGCTGGGGAAGTGCTAAAAATTCGGAAAGGATATTGGCATCACCTCCTAAAAATGATAAAATGAGAGTACAAGAAAAAGGCTTAGTCTCTTTTGCTTGTGATATCGCTAACCTCACTATCTTGCTTGCCGGCGGGAGTGAGGTTTTTTTATTTTGTCTTCCAGGTCGCGTCGTTGTAGGTCAGGTCAACGCCACCTTCATTTTTAATTGCAAAGACTTGAGTTAGATTTACTTTTTGGCCTGGCGTTAGCACATCTACGCTTTGGGAGCTTACTCCTTCAAGGTAAGGTACCCACTCGCCAACATCACCCTTTGAGTCAATAATTGAGAAGGCAGTTAAATCTATTGTCTTGTCTGATGTGTTTTCGAAAGTTGCGTCTGCGACAACAGGTATCATTCCAGTGTAGTCTTGGCTTGAGTATTCCGTATTAAGTTGCAGATTTTTATCAATTGCAATTCTCGTAACAGTTACTTTCAAACCCTCGTCAGACCCACCATTAAATTTGTCGTCAAACGTGTGACTGTCTCCGACTGTCAGAACAGATGACTTTGGTTGTTCTTCAGAGCTAGAAGTTGAGACTTTTTCAATCTTTTTTATTTCTTTAGTTTCCGTCTTGTTCTCAGTTGCGCAGGCAGCAAGAGAAAAGAGTAGAAGTGTTGAGACAGTGATAAGTGATAATTTTTTCATCATAAATCTCCTAAATTAATTTTTTGAATTCCTCATAAATAATGGACTCGTCGCGGATTGTATTCAATCTATAATATTCCATAAATCTTGAAATATTGAATTGTTCTGGATCATCGAGTTCTTTTAAGTAGTCTCTCAATAATTTTTTTAACATTCTTCTATTTGCCTGAGCCTCGAACTTTTCTTTCAGTCTATCATAATTTTCAAGATACTGACCTACGTGTCCTAATTCGTGATAAAGTGCTTTTTTCTTGTCAATTTCGTCAAGATATGCATTTATAAAAACTGCGTCAAATGGTTGATTATAAAAACCATTTTTGCCCGTCTCACGACCGTCAAAATAGTTAATTACTGTCATTTATTTTTTACCATATTTTCTAAAAGTGATTTTATTAATTCGATATCAGAGTCGTCAAGTGTGTGACCGTCGTATGCTGCAGTCTTGCTTGCAATATCTGTTAAGTCTAGGATTTCTTCAGATTGTTCTTCATCCTCCCAGCCCATTAGAACAGAGGGAGATACTCTAAGAGCTCTAGCAATTTGCCCAAGAATCTCAGTATCTACTTTCTCAATGTCTCCTTTTTCATATCTATAAATAGTTGCCATCGATACATCTACTTTCGTAGCTAATTCTTCAACCGACATTTTGATTTCTTTTCGCCTTTTTTTGATTCTTTCTCCGACTGTCAGAGCCATGACTTTTTTCCTTTCTACTATTTAACTTCAAAATAATTATATATCAAGTGTTGCAAAAATGCAACAAATAAATTAACAAAAATGCGAAAAAGTTATTGACTTATGTAATTTGATGTTCTATAATAAAGTCAAGAAGTCGCACAAATGCGAATTATTAGAAAGGAGAAATATGGTTAACAAACGTAAATTGAAAGCTGTGATTGTAGAGAAAAACCTCACTCAAGAGTGGCTTGCAAATGAACTTAACATTAATAGAACAACGTTTTCGCGTAAGATGTCAGTCGACGGAAAATTTACTGTCGAAGAAGCTAACGAAATTGTCAGATCTTTAGGATTAACTAAAGATGAAGCTTTAGCTATTTTTTTTGCAGATACATTCGCATAATTGCGAAAAATCTACAAACAAAAAAAGCCACTGCGGAAACAGTGACTTAGAAAATTTACTTACTTAAATTATACCACTATTCGGAGGTATCTACAATGAATTCAACAATTACTTACGATTTGCTCAAAAAGCAAATTGCAGAGGAAATTTTGGATGAAATTAAAGAAATGATAAAAGAAAACGATCTGGCAAATCAGTGGGTTAATCAGAAAACACTTGTTGAGAAGCATGGCTATTCGTTGCAATTCATAAAGCGAATGGAAGACTACGGATTGAAATCTTTTAAAAAAGGTAAAAATCTTATGTACTGCTTAGCAGATGTCAATGAGATTTTACACTTAATGAAAAGTTAAAGCGCTGGGGAGTGCGGAGGAAGAAAATGAAATTATTTAGTTGGATATTTAGCAAGAAAAAAGAAGAAGTAAAAGAAGAGTGGACAATTCAAAGTTGTGGCTGGGAAGCTAACGCAAGACCGTACGACGATTTTATAGCCCGCATGAGAGGTGTGAAATGATTCAGGAAATTATTAACGAGAATGAGTTTCTAAAAGATGAAAATCAGAGACTTACAAAAGAAATGACGGAATATTATTTTTTAAATGTTGCAAAAGCTAACTTGTTAGACATACTCATGGAAACCGGTTTTATAAAGCACTCACATATCGAGTATGGGTTGAAAGAACTTGACCCGATTGACCGCAACTTACTAGAAAAAGAATGGAGTGATGATAATGACAGTAACAATTAACAAGCTTGAGATTGAGAATGTCAAGCGAATTAAAGCAGTAAAAATTGAACCATCACCAAAAGGCCTGACAATCATTGGTGGTAATAATAATCAAGGCAAGACATCAGTCTTAGATAGTATAGCATGGGCGCTAGGTGGTGGACGCTATGAACCAAGCAAGGCAGCTCGTGAAGGTTCAGCTGTACCACCGACACTAAAAGTAACTATGTCAAATGGACTTATAGTTGAGCGTAAAGGTGTTAATTCAGCACTTAAGGTTATTGATCCTGAGGGACGAAAAGCTGGTCAACAATTACTTAATAGTTTTGTCGAAGAATTGGCTATCAACTTGCCAAAATTCATGGACGGAACGCCAAAGGAAAAAGCTGACACACTCTTACAAATTATTGGAGTTGGTGATCAATTAGTTGAACTTGAGCTTAAAGAGAAAGAAGTTTACAACCAACGACACGCCATTGGTGTCATTGCTGATCAGAAAGAGAAGTTTGCGAAAGAACAACCATATTTTCCAGATGCTCCGAAGGAACTTATTTCAATTTCTGAATTGATTCAACAACAACAATCAATCTTAGCACAAAATGGTGAGAATGCTCGTAAACGTCAAAACGTTAAAAACATCAGGTATGAATATGACCAGTCAATCATTGAAGTTGATAGACTTCGGAAGTTACTTGCTGAAGCTGAACAAAGATCAGAAAAACTTAGTAATGAACTAAAAATTGCAAATACTGATGCAATGGAATTACATGACCAATCAACAGCTGAAATTGAAGATAACATTGCACAGATTGACGATATCAACCGGAAGGTACGCGCTAACCTAGACAAAGATAAGGCTGAGGAAGATGCTAAACAACATAGAGAGCAATATACATTATTAAGTGCTGAAATTGAACGGATTAGACAAGCTAAGCGTGACCTATTAACAAATGCTGACTTACCACTAGATGGACTTTCAGTTGATGATGGTAAGTTGCTTTACCAAGGCCAAGAATGGGATAACATGTCAGGATCACAACAGCTTATGGTTGCAACTGCAATTGTCCGCAAGTTAAAACCTGAATGTGGCTTTGTTCTCATTGATAAGTTAGAGCAAATGGACAACAACACATTACAAGAATTTGGGGCTTGGCTAGAGCAAGAAGGACTTCAAGCTATCGCAACTCGAGTTTCAACTGGTGATGAGTGTTCGATCATCATTGAGGATGGTTACTCAATCGAAAACACGAATCATCAACCAGTATCAGAACCTAAAAAATGGGACTTTTAGAAAAGAGGAAATAATATGAAAATACAATCAACATTTATCGTTATTCGTAGTAAAAAGCATGGAGCCTTTTTAACAAGCTATGAGAATAAACCAAATACGCTGGCTTATACTTCTGATTGGTCTAATGACATTGAGGATGCAATTACAGTTCCTATTGAAAATTATGAGTTTGAAAAAGCTAATTTAAAAAATATGGCTAAAATGCTTCACGCTGAAGTAGTCAAAGTTGAAGCGTCATACAACTTAACTTATCCAAACGGCTCAGATGTCAAAGAAATTAAAAATGAAAAAATTGATAATCCATTACGTGAATTATTTGAATCATTTAAAGCTGCTAAGGAAAGAGAGGGATACTAATGCAAATTACTAAAGGAAAACGTGCAAGGGCACAACGTGTCGTTATCTATGGTCCTGAAGGAATTGGTAAGTCAAGCTTTGCTGCACAATTTCCTGAACCGCTATTCATTGATACTGAAGGCTCAACAGATAACATGGATGTCGCTCGTATGGATGATAAACCGACAAGTTACACTATGTTAAAAAATCAAATTGCTTTTGTCAAAGCTAATCCAACATGTTGTAAAACTTTAATCATAGACACTATTGACTGGGCAGAGAGTTTAATAGTTGAAGATGTCTGCGCACAGCATGGCAAAAAAGGGATTGAAGACTTTGGTTATGGCAATGGTTACACATATGTCAGAGAAGAAATGGGACGGTTCCTAAATCTATTGCAAGATTTAATTGAAGTTGGAATTAATATTGTACTGACAGCTCATGCTCAAATGCGCAAATTTGAACAACCTGATGAAATGGGAGCATACGATCGTTATGAATTAAAGCTTGGCAAAAAGACAAGCTCACAAACAGCACCACTCGTCAAAGAATGGGCTGATATGGTCCTGTTTGCTAACTACAAAACAGTAGTTATGACAACAGATACCAAGAAGAAAAAAGCAACCGGTGGTCAGCGTGTTATTTATACACAGCACCATCCAGCATGGGATGCTAAAAATCGTCATGGCTTACCAGAAGAGATTCCACTTGATTATGGAGCAATTGCTCACATCTTTGAGAACAGTCCAGTAGAACAACCACAAGCACCTATTTCCAATATGGAAACAGTTCAACAACCAATACAAACTCCACAGACTCAACCGGCGGAACCAGTGCAAGTAGCACCGCAGGCACCAACTCAACAAGTAGCATATCCACCAAGCTTGCCAAAATCATTAATTGATTTAATGCAGCCTGAAAATGTTACACCAGACGAACTTCAACAAGTGGCTTATATTCGTGGACATTATGCTATGGGAACACCAATTGAAGTTTTTGTACCTGAATATTGGGACATGATTGTAGCCAACTGGTCATCAACACTTGAAGTTATCAAGACTCAAGTCAGAAGTACACCAGAAATACCCTTTTCTATGGAAATGGAAGGGTCATAAATTTTGGGAACTTATTGCAATCGCTAAATTTAATAAAAACTATTTTGAATAACAGGAGAAAAGAAAATGACAGATTTTAACAATAATATTGAACGTGAATTTGGATGGGATGACGTAATCGAAAAAGATAGTTCAGGATTTGTACAATTAACACCTGGAGATTATCAATTTACAGTAACAAACTTTGAACGTGCACGTCACATACCAGATCCGCAAAATAAAAATGCAAAATTGCCAGCATGTAATAAAGCGATTATTACTGTTGAAATTGAAACAACAGAAGGTATAGCAATTTTAACCCATAATCTATTTTTACATAGTTCTACTGAAGGTATGCTATCAGCTTTCTTTGGTGCAATTGGTCAAAAGAAACATGGTGAACCATTAAAAATGAACTGGAACACAGTAGTTGGTGCAAAGGGCGTTGCTCGTATCAACAAGCGTAAAGGAACTGGTCAATATGCTGATAAGGAATACGACAACATTAAATCAATGATTTACGCTGATGAAGTTGATTGGACAAAAGTATTAAATGCCAACGTTCAATCTACGCAACAAGCGCAACCAATGCAGCAAACACCAAACTTTGCTCCACAACAACAATATCAACAACCAATGCAACAACAAGCACCACAACAAACTAGCTTCGGAGGGTTCTAATGGAACTTAGACCTTACCAGTTAGAGGCAAGGTCAGCAGTGCAACAAGAGTGGGAACAAGGCAAGAAGAGAACACTTCTTGTCCTCCCTACTGGTTGTGGTAAGACCATTGTCTTCTCAAAGATTATTGAAGATCGTGTCAGACTTGGAGAGAGAGTCTTAGTATTGGCACATAGGTCAGAATTATTAGAACAAGCTAGCGACAAATTAATGACAGCGACTGGATTAGGCACTGCCTTGGAGAAAGCAGAAAGCACCTCAATAGGTTCATGGTTCAGAGTAGTAGTTGGATCGGTTCAAACAATGCAGAGAGAGAAACGTTTGAGTCAATTCCCACCAGATTACTTTGACACGATTGTTGTTGATGAAGCACACCATGCCATTTCAGACGGTTATCAACGCGTCTTACAACATTTTGAAAACAGTAACGTTTTAGGCGTTACCGCAACGGCTGACCGTGGGGACAAGCGAAATTTAGGGGAATATTTCGACAGTCTAGCTTATGAGTATTCAATTGTAGATGCTATCAAGTCTGGTTATTTATCAAAGATTACAGCTGTTACTATTCCATTGGAATTGGACTTATCATCAGTCAGTCAACAAGCAGGCGATTTTAAAGCTAGTGAAGTTGGCACAGCATTAGATCCGTACTTGGAACAAATTGCTGATGAAATGGTTAAACAATGTGCTGATCGCAAAACAGTTGTCTTTTTACCATTGGTGAAAACATCACAAAAATTTAAAGATATCCTAAACAAAAAAGGCTTCAAGGCTGCTGAAGTGAATGGGGATTCACAAGACAGAGCAGAAATACTTGAAGACTTTGACAAAGGCAAATATAACGTATTATGCAACTCAATGCTTTTAACAGAAGGTTGGGACTGCCCAACAGTTGACTGTGTTGTAGTGCTAAGACCGACAAAAGTTAGAGCACTGTATAGTCAAATGGTAGGGCGTGGGACACGTTTAGCACCAGGTAAGGAAAATCTATTGTTGTTAGATTTCTTATGGCATACAGAACGCCATGAGCTATGCAGACCAGCACACTTAATCACTGACAGTCCAGAAGTGGCTAAGAAGATGATTGAAAACATGGCTGATGAAACAAATGTAGCATTTGAATTATTAGAAGCTGAAGAGGTTGCTACTAAAGATGTCGTTTCTGAACGTGAAGAATCACTTGCTAAGCAATTAGCAGAAATGAGAAAACGCAAACGTGCATTAGTTGACCCACTACAATTTGAAATGTCTATCCAAGCAGAAGACCTTGTTGATTATGTCCCAGAATTTGGTTGGGAGATGGCACCAGCGTCAGAAAAACAACTCAAAACACTTGAGAAGTTTGGCATTTTTACTGATGAAATTGGTAATGCAGGTAAAGCTGCCAAATTACTAGACAGACTAGATAAACGTCGTCAATCAGGACTAACAACACCTAAGCAAATCAGAATGCTTGAACGATATGGTTTCAAAAATGTTGGTATGTGGAAGTTTGAAAGTGCATCAAGTATGATCAACCGAATTGCAGCAAATGGTTGGAGATTACCAAGAGGGATCGTAGCAAGAGAATATCAACCAGAATAATGAAAGGATAACATGGCAGAGAATGATTTTAATTTGCTACCGTTGTTGGATTATATCAATCCTGCCACGGTAGACTATCAAACATGGGTCCAAGTTGGAATGGCCCTAAAACATGAAGGATATACTGCTATGGATTGGGACTTATGGTCTCAATCTGATAGCAGGTATAAAAAAGGTGAATGTTTTGCTAAGTGGGATAGTTTCCAAGGTAATGGACTAGGGATCGTTACAGGCGCAACAATCACACAACTAGCTAAAGATAACGGTTGGACATCTGATTATCGTACAAGTGATGAAGCCCATGAACTTGATTGGGATAGCACAATAGACCGTGATTATAAGATTGTAGATAAGAACTGGATTGAAGCTAGAGAAATTAAAGAGCCTCAAAACTGGAATCCAGTTCAAGAAATTATTACTTATATTGATACTCTGTTTGAATCGACTGATAAGGTTGGCTATGTAACTGAAACTTATCCAATTGAAACGGATAAGGGAGAGATTATCTACAAACCGACTAAAGGAGCGTATGACAGAACTGCCGGACAGCTTATTCAAGAGTTGCAAAAGTCAGGTAATGACATCGGTGCAGTATTTGGTGATTTCAAAGAAGAAGCCGGAGCATGGATTAGATTTAATCCTCTTGATGGTAATGGTGTCAAAAATGATAACGTCACAGATTTCAGATATGCACTTGTTGAATCTGACAATATGGAACTTGGTAAGCAATATGCTCTCTATAAAGAATTAGAGTTACCAATAGCAACATTGGTCCATAGTGGTAAAAAATCCCTACATGCAATCGTTAAAGTTGATGCCAGGGATTACCAAGAATATCGTAAGCGTGTTGATTATATCTACCAGATTTGTAAAAAGAATGGTCTTGATATTGATACTCAGAATCGTAATCCTAGCCGTCTTTCTCGTATGCCAGGAGTTACAAGAAACGGTCACAAACAGTTCTTGATTGATACTAACATTGGTAAAACAAACTATGAAGAATGGTATCAATGGATTGAAGATTTAAATGATGATTTACCTGATCCAGAGACACTAGCAGATGAGTGGGACAATATGCCTGACTTAGCTCCTGAATTAATTAAAGGAATGCTTCGACAAGGACACAAAATGCTTATAGCTGGTCCATCAAAAGCCGGTAAGTCATTTGCATTGATTGAGCTATCAATAGCAATTGCTGAAGGTGTGAAATGGATGGACTGGGAATGTGAGCAAGGTCGTGTTTTATATGTCAATCTTGAGTTAGATAGGCCATCAGCATTACACAGATTTAAAGATGTCTATTCTGCAATGGGATTAAATCCACAAAATTTATCAAACATCGATATCTGGAATTTGCGTGGTAAGACAGTGCCAATGGACAAACTAGCACCTAAACTTATCCGTAGATCACTTAAGAAAAACTATCAAGCGGTTATCATTGACCCAATTTACAAGGTACTCACTGGTGATGAAAACAGTGCAGAACAAATGGCCCACTTCACTAATCAATTCGACAAGGTTGCCACTGAATTAGGTTGTTCGGTTATCTACTGTCACCATCATTCTAAGGGTGCTCAAGGCGGAAAGAAATCAATGGACCGGTCATCTGGTTCAGGTGTATTTGCTCGAGATCCTGACGCTATTATTGACTTAGTTGAATTGGAATTGACTGAAGAAATTATCAAACAACGTATTAACAAACGATTAGCAAAAATCTATCAAGAAGCTATCCAAATTAAAAATAATGACTACTATAAACAGGAAGTAGGACTCGATGATTTGGAAAGTAGATTTCAAATGCAGCAACATTTTGAAAAAGCTATACCAAACGTTCTTGATAGACAAGCTACTAATGAATTAATTCAAAACGCTGAATATGCAATCAAAATCAGTTCAGCTTGGAGAATCGAAGGGACGCTCCGTGAGTTTCCTAAAGTCAAACCAACGAATGTTTGGTTCTCATATCCGGTCCATCATGTTGATGAATCAGGAGTTCTTGCTGACATATCACTTGAAGATACTAATTCAAAAAATTCACCTTGGAAAAAGAATTTTGAGAAAAAAGACACTGGAAAAATAAGAGAGACTAAAGCTCAAAAAGTAGAGTCAGCTATTAAAGTTTTATATGACGGTATCGAACCAGTGAAAATTGAGTCATTAATTGAATATTTTTCTACTGAAGATAAACCAATTTCTGAAAAAACGATTCGAAGATGGATATCTCAAACAGACAAATATGAAGTCAAAAATAAAGAAGTTTGTGAAAAAATCACAGAGGGACAAAATTAGGGACAAGGACAAACTCGATGGACAAACTCGAATGTGTCTATCGAAAATGTCCCTGAAAAATACGGACATTAATCGAAAATGTCCGTGTCCCTATTCAATATTTTTCAGGGACAAAAATAGGGACAAACTCGATAATTAATCGAAAATGTCCGAGGGACAAACCGATGGACAGAATCTCTCTCTTCCAGAAGAGAGAGATTTAGAGAAATGTCCTTGACAGTCCAGAAGAACATGAACAGGAACATGGGGGTCTTGAGACTCCCCCATGTAACCCTGTGACCATGTCCTTCACTCTGGACAAAGCGCGAAAATGAAAAAGATGGGAAGTGGTAAAAATTAAAATTGAATTTTTTATCCCAATGAAAAAAATACCGACCACCACACACCAACAAAAAAAGGTCCGAGTGGTAAATGGGAAGCCACAATTTTATGAACCTGACACGCTAAAGGATGCCAGGTCAAAATATATGAGTTTGTTATCAGCTCACAAACCTGATCAGAAAATAAGTGGGCCAATTAGGTTGACTGTTAAATGGTTATTTCCAATGACTAAGCAGTCCGTAAATGGACAGTATAAAACTTCTAAACCTGACACTGATAATTTAAATAAGCTACTCAAGGACTGCATGACTGAATTAGGATTTTGGAATGATGACGCTCAGGTGGCAAGTGAGATTATTGAAAAGTTTTGGGCTGATAATGTCGGAATATATGTAAAGGTTGAACAACTATGAAAATAGACTATATAGATTTTTTTGAACGAGTTGTCCCAAATTGGATGAGAGAGAGTAATGTCAAAATGCAAGAAGTCGGTTTCAATACTGAAGCATACTGGACATGGGCAAATCAATCCATAATTGCAATTTGTGAAAGCTATGGCAATGATTCGTTAGTAAATGGCCAATTTCATCTTATTTGGGAATGGCTTGAAGGTAAAACTAAAGAGGTAAACGCATGAATTACACAGTAACAGTTTATAAAAATAAAGTAGCAATTGAGACACGTTGGGCGTCATCACATTTAGATGCAAGGATTTTTAGATTAGAATTGCAAAAGAAGTATGATGGCCAGCGAGTGAAAATAGAAATCGAGGAAGTGGAATGATTAAAACAAAAATTTTTAGAACAGACTTCGACCTTATTAGTGGAGAATCAGCAGACGAGAAGTGCAATAAATTTATCGAAGAAAATAAAAGTATTGTGCCAATAGATTTTAGATTTTCTAATTCTGTAAGTAAGAATTCCTTGATCCCTACGATTTGTGAATCAATTTTATTAATTTATAAAGAGGTGGAAGAGTGAAAGATTATGTGACTTTTGAAAAAGAAACCTTTGATAAAATTACTCGTTCGCTAAATAGATTTTTTACTATTTGTGTGCTTTTAGCTTTTATCAATTTAACATCTGTCGTTTGCGAAACTTACATTGATTTCAAAAACAATGAGTCTAGAATTATTAAACTAGAAAAGCGACTCAAAGTAAAAAACAAACAAATCGACGGTCTGCATAAGCAACTACGACGCACGCAGTATCAACTTAAAAAAACTAAAAAACAGAATGTTGAACAGACGCAGAAAATTTCGGAACTTACTGGAAATGGAGGATAGAAAATGGATTGTACAGGAATAGTAAAAGTATTTGACAATCAGGACAGGATTGTTTGGAGATATATAGAGGGCTCTGATTGGGAGTATTACTATGCGGAAGAAGCTACGTATATTTTTAGAAAAGTTGGTAGCAGTATATTGCATATTGTTGCAGGCAGAAATCCGCACAAGGCCTTTAATAAACTATCTGAATTAATCGGAAATGGGGGATAGGGGATGTTTAATCAATATACAGGTGGAAATATTAAACAAACAATCACAAATTTGCCAAGTGGAACTTTGATGAAAACTCATCCTAAAAGTTGGTTTAAAATGTATCATTTAAAATCTCCATTCGCTGACAGGTTACATACTGAAGATGGTGATATTATTATTTTACAATCGATGATTGTTGGAGATAAGGAAGTTTTGTCTGAATTAGTTGATAAAAAAGAATTTTTAAACGAGGTAGGAAATGAAGATGATTAGAGTTCCACAAAAAGATACAAGTCCTGTTTTTAGTAAAAATAGTGACTATTTAAAGCAAAAAGAAGCTGAAAAGAAGTTGAAGTTTTTGAAAGGTAAGAGGGGGTAGCAAATGAAGCCTAACAGATACCCGTACCAAAAAAGAGTGCACAAACACGATACTAAAGTTATTATTGACCAAAAAGGATATAGAGTTGAGTGCAGATACTGCCATAAAATATTTTTAGAAGTTATTACAAGCGAGGTAATTACAAATGAAAATTGAAGGATTAAAAAAAGATACACCAATTTGGGTCAGAGGTTACGTAGACGGTTTTGGGAACATAGACTTTTTAGGCAGCGATAGAGATTGTGGGCTTGATTATCTGAGCAGAGAGGATATTTTACAAATGCTAGATGACGATCTCAGATTAGATGAGTCTACGCAACCCCAACTTGAAGTGCCACAGTTTGTTGCTGATTGGTATGAAGAACATAAAGATAATTTTTATTTAAATTTACATCGTTTAGCTTGGGAACTAATTGAAAATTTAGATGAAGATGACTTTGTACCTAAAAAAGCATTAGATAGCGATTTTAAACGGTGGTATCACAAAACCGAAACTGCTATTCAAACCCTAATAAACATGCATCAATTCGGCTACACAGTCGAAAAAGAGAAGTTGTACACTGTCGTTATACCGAATCCGCACGAAAAACAATTAAGCTTTGTGCTAATGAGACGGCCCAATGGAAATGTAATAATAAATGTTGTGCACAGTTCTAATTTAGACTTACTTAAGACTGATAACGACCTTCAACTAACAGAAGCAGAAATCCGCAAAGATTTCGACTGGGCGTGGCAGTGGAAGAAAGAGGTGACGGAATGAAATACAACTTATATTACTGTGACGATGCAGAGCGCATCTTAAAAGGTAGTTTTGAAACTAAAGAACAAGCAATCCAAAGGGTCCATGACGTGTGCCGTAACGAGTTTAAATTTGGTGCATATGGATTTGATTTAGTAGAGGATAAAAATGTTACGCGGATTGACTACGGTGGGAATAAACATTGGTTTGAGATTGAGGAGGCAGAGGGATGACAGATGAAGAATTAATAAAAGGAATTTTATTTAAAACAAATGACGAATATGCAGAAGAGATGGAGACGAAAGAAATGAACAAAAATATGCAACCACAAGATAAAACATTTTACACAGGGGCAATTGTAATATTAGTAATTGCACTATTAGGAATCTTTAGATTGACAGCTATGACACGTATTCAAGCAAACACTGTAGGCGTTAAGGTATCAGCTATTAGTGGTGTTCAAAAAGAAACCTTACCAACCGGCTATCATTTAAAAATGCCTTTTGTAGATAAAATTTATAAGATGCCTACGAATGTTCAACAAAAGAAAATCAAATCTATCACAACACAAACAAAGGATGCACAATGGTTAAATACTAAACTAGATGTTAAATACCGAGTGTCGGAAAAAGACGCAATGGTTGTATTCAAGAACTATACAACAATGGAAAATGTAAATAAACAACTAATGAAATCAGCAGTTCAACGTGCTGTTGAAGAAATTACAGTCAATTATGATATTTACGAGGCATTAGGTTCGAAGCGAAATGACATGTATAAGGAAATTGAAAAATCACTTTCAGAACGTTTAGCTAAAGAGTCCATCCAATTGGTATCAATTACTCTTACAGACCAAGATGCAGGTAATGAAATTGAGCAAGCAATTAAAGATGAATCAGTTAAACAGAAACAAGTTGACTCAGCTAAGCAAGACAAAGAAAAAGCCAAAATTGAATCTGAGACTAAACAAATTCAAGCACAGGCAGATGCTGATGCTCAAGTTATCAAGGCTAGAGGAGAAGCACAAGCGAATAATGTTAAATCTGAATCTATCACAGATAACCTAATCAAAATGAAAGAGGCTGAAGCTCGTGAGAAACATGGATGGGTTGAAGTACAAACAAATGGCGATGTAATCGCAAATAAATAACCAACAGCGGTATCACGAGAGGTAATGAAATAAATGGGAAGTTACAAGAATGATAAAGATATAAACAGAAGAAAATTTCTTGAAGATCAGATAGATGAAAAATATTTAAAAATTGATAAACTCATTAATCAGAGAAAGGCTGAATTAATAGCTGATCTTGTATCAAAAAATATTACTACTAGTTATACTGATAATATTGGCGCAAGTAAAACGGGAAGTTTTACAAATTCAACTGAAAATATGAATCTAACATTTTCTAGCGATAAAGTAATTTTAGAGCTTGAAAAATATAGACAATCATTCATTGATTTAATTGAGTTATTAAATGATGAAGATAAAAAAATATTTTATTTACGATGGGGTGAAAATACTAGGTACGACTGGTCTGAAATTTACTATATTTTGAAAAATAGCGATACTGGATATAACTACTCTCACACTAAGCAGCTTTATCGAAGAAGAGATTTTATTCTTGATAGGCTGGCTGAATTATTAAATATAATTTAATTTGTCACAAAACTATATAGAATTGACAAATAAAAGTTGATATTCTGGTAGCATGAAATAGTTAGGAAGAGATAAAGGTTTCCTCCTAGATTACTATGCTGAAAGTAATAACAACCACTACGTGAATCAAACCTACTATTTCAATGTGGACGGTACCCCAACGGGAACCGGTTGAGATATAGCTCAGTTGGCAGAGCCGTTTCGAAGCAAAGTAACGAGAATACTATGGTTCAATACCATTTGACGTAAGGTTTACGGTAGGCGCAGGTTCGAATCCTGCTATCTCAATTAGTAGTGTTATTGCTACTAAAAGGCGGACTACAACAACAGACGATAGGTTTTATTCGATGTTTGTGTAACCATTCTGGCGACGCACGTTCGATTCGTGCAATGGTTGTTACCAAACTATATCAAGCTAAGCCTACTAGCGTGTGGCTACGATATAGTTAAACGGTTGATTTGTTACGCTGACAAATCATAAAAGTGTTAGTGGTGCTATCACATTTGCAAGGTACGCTCTTGCATAAAGTGGGAATATAAATCAGTGATGGAATACTGATAGCGAAACAAAAGCTGATTACATTAGTGTACAGGTGTAGTCTAGTGTCGGTTCGATTCCGACTGTTCCTATTATATTAATGTGAGTAGCTCTCACGAATTAATATAAGGCGATATTTAGCCTCGGGCTGATAACCCTTAGGATATTACAAAAGTAGCGCTATATAACTGTAATAGTCAGGGAAGCACTGACATATCGCATACTTAGTCACTCATTGAGTGGCTTTTTATTATGGAGGAATGAATATGAGAACAGCATTTGCAAGAGAAGTACCACCAAGAAAACCTGATATCATTAAACCTATTAAAGAGCTAACCATTACATTCAAGGAAAATAGCTCATTACCAGAAGTTATATTGAATGGCGTTAACTTGAATGAGAATGGTGCAGGATTGGTATCTGTGAATCTCAATTGGTTTACTAATACATTTGGCGAAAAAAATATAGATGATTTGTTTGAACGTAATGTATCTATTGAATACTTTGACAAGCCAGGAAAAGAAATATCTCTATGTAAATTGTCGCAATCATTTAAGTTATGATCATAGATACAACATCTAAAGCAACAAGGCATGTCTTCTATAACTCACCAGAGTGGAAAACACTTAGACTTGAAGCTATAGCTAGGGACAATAATGAATGTCAATGGTGCAAAGCTGAAGGTAAGACTAACCAAAAGAACTTAGAGGTGGACCACATAAAAGAGTTAGAGTTCTATCCTGAGTTTGCATTGGATATTGATAACCTTAGGACTCTATGTAAAGACTGTCACAACAAGAGACATAAACGTTTTAATTATAAAAAGAAAAAGATTGAGAAAGAAACAAATTATCGTTCTGATGAATGGTTTGGATAGATATCCCCCGTCTAAAATAAACGGCAAAAAAAATGAAACTGGATACCGGTGGGAAGGGTCGACTACGCAAATATTTATAATTTTTTCTCACGCAACCCCCACCCCCTGACAAAAATAATGCAAGAAAGGAGATGTTGATTTTGGATGATTTGAAAAAACGGAACAAGTTAGTGACTAACGAAAAATATAGATTAAAACAGCTTTTTAAGGATATTCCGAGTGATAAAAAAAAGATTGCTGAAGGGTTATTTACTCAAGCTGCTAGACTTCGAATTTTGCTCAATGACATGTGGATTGATATCTCAAAAAACGGTGATTATGAACTATTTTCTCAATCAGAAAATCAACTTCCTTATGAGCGAGAGCGTCCAGTTGCAAAATTATATAATGCCAGGGACGCATCATATCAGAGGGTCATTAAGCAGCTAATTGATATGTTGCCAGAGGATAAAATTATTAATCAAAATGAAGTTTCTGATGGTGGTGATCTCATTTGATTACCCATCCACTTTTTGAAGAGTATGCTCATAAAATAGACAATGATTTAATTGTTTACAATAAAGAGAGAAAGCAATTAGTCAAATTAATTAGAGAAAAAATTTTAACAAGAGATGATCTCTATTTCGATAATGAACTAATCGATAAGTATGTTCGTTTTGCTGAGAAGAATTTCTTCCCTTTGGCATCTTATCAGAAATTTATTACTCCATTTATTTTTTTATTTAGAAAAGAAGATGGAGAACCCCAATTTAATGAATACCTTATTACACTTGCTCGTGGAGGTGGTAAAAATGGTTTTATGTCTACTCGGGATGCATTTTTTACAAGCCCACTATACCCTATTAAAAATTATGATGTCACAATTACTGCCAATAGTGAAAAGCAGGGAAAAGTATCATTTGAGGAAGTATATGAAACCATACAATCAAAAGGTCTAGAAAATCATTACTACTTAACAAAAATGGCAATTGTCGGACGGAAAAATAATTCCGTCTTTTCTTTTAGAACAAATAATCCAAAAACGATGGATTCAGCTCGTGATGGTTGTTTAGAATTTGATGAAATCCACCAGTTCGAAGATGACAAAATAGTCAAGGTTCAAAAATCTGGTCTTGGGAAAATCCCTCATGTTAGAACATTTTTCAATGGAACTAATGGATATGTCAGAGAAGGTTTTTATGACAAGACTATCGAGAAAGCTAACCAAATATTGAGAGGCGAAGTCGAAGACTTTCGGATGTTCCCATTTATTTGTAAGTTAGATGATGCATCAGAAGTTGATGACTTTAAAAACTGGCCAAAAGCAAACCCAATGCTTGATGAAAAAACACCATATGCTAAAAGATTATGGACAGTAACTAAATCTGATTATGATGATTTGGAATTAGAGCCAAGTGGTCGTCAAGAGTTCATGACAAAACGTATGAACTTACCAGAGGCCGACCTTGAAAAGGATGTCACTACTAGAGAAAAACTTCTAGCTTGCTTAAGAGACCCTGGAATAGATCTAATAGGTCGTTCTTGTGTAGCTGGTTTTGACTATGCTAGCATTCGAGATTTTGCATCAGTTGGTTTGCTATTTAAAAATGGTGATGAAATCATTTGGAAACAACACTCATTTGTGAGACGTGAATTCTTCAAAGCCTTTAAATTAAAAGCGCCTATTGAAGAATGGGAGCAGAAAGGTCTTTTAACTTTAGTTGATGGCGATAGTATTGATCCTCGATTATTAGTTAATAAGCTTGTTGAATGGCGTAATGACTATGTCATTGAAATTGTTTGTGCTGATGGTTTCCGTATGGACCTGTTAAAGCCACTTTTAGAAGAGGCTGGATTTGAACACGAGTTCTTGCGAAACCCTGGAGCAATTCAAAGTAAAGTTGCTCCAATTATAGAAGATGGCTTTGCGAACGAACGTTTCATATTCTTAGATGATGACAGGTCGATGCTATGGTATACAGATAATACCTATGTTAAGGAAGATGGTTCTGGAAATAAAAGATTTTTGAAGAAAGAACCAGTTAGAAGAAAAACAGACGGATTCCATGCGTTTATAGCAGCACTTTATAAAAAAGAACTAATCCAAGAAAGTAATGTTGGTGAATTTTTAGCAAGCATTGCTGATTGGGATTTCTAGGAGAGATAATGATATTAACTTTTATTTTATATTTACTTAAGGTACTTGGAGTTGTTAAAGTGTCTTGGTTTATCGTATTTGTACCATTTTTGATAGTTTTAGCGATGATAATTTCTTTTATCGTATTTCTTTTAATAATGAGTTACAAATCCGAGAAATATGTTGCAAAGTTTGAGCATGATATGCGTATTAAAGAATTAGACAGGAATTTTCAAAAAGATAAAGAAATTTATGGAGTAAAAAGCGAAGAATTTAAAAAACGTATGGAAAGAATTAAAGGAAAAATTAAATAGAAAGGAGAAAACATGGATATTGGGAAAATAAAAGTAACTATCAAATCTAATTTGGATGAATATGCTGAACTAATAAAAGAAGTAGTGGAGGCTATTCAAAAAGTCAATGACTTTGAAGTTAAAGTAGATGTTATTCAAGAAAAAGATTAGGAGTGTGATCTAATTATCTCCCAACCGATAGGGTTATCATGGAAAATAAATGAAAGGAGGTAATTAATGAAACTATTTGATTTCTTTGGTGGTATCTTTAAAACAGGAACAATACCAGAAAGTAGTTACAATTTTGACGAACTATTTGCAGACTATCAAAATTTGTATTTAAAAAATTTAGCAATCGACAAGTCAGCAGAATTTCTAGCAAGAATATTTTCAAATTCAGACTTTAAGTTTTTGAATTCTGATAAGAAAACATGGTCCTACATGCTTAATGTCAAACCAAATAAAAATGAATCAGCTTCACGATTTTGGCAAAGATTTATTTATAAATTGATAACAGAAAATGAAGTACTTGTTGTTTTATCAGACGACGATCAATTGTTAATTGCTGATAGTTTTGATCACATTGAGTATGCTGTTTATGAAGATTTGTTTCAACATGTAACTATCAAAGATTACACTTTTAAACGCACTTTCAAGATGAATGAAGTGATTTACTTACAATACAATAATAACAGACTGTCAAATTACATTGACGGTCTATTTACTGATTATGAGAAGTTACATCAGAGAATGATTGAAACTATTCAACGTAATAATCAAATTAGGGGTACACTTGGAGTTAAAGGTTCTGCTCAGTTGCAAGATAAGTATACTAATTTAATGAAAAGCTACGCTGATAGACTATTTAGTGCCTTTTCGACAAAGTCGGTAGCAATTGTACCTACTGTTGATGGCCTTGAATACAATGAATTAACAAATACAACTGGAACATCTAATATTTCCGTTGATGATGTTAAAACAATCAGACGACAATTTGATGATGAAATAGCTGATATATTGGGAATTCCAGCAGTAGTTCTTCATGGGGATATGGCTACTTTAGACAGCTCCCAAAAAGCATTAGTTATTTACTGTATGAAGCCTTTATTTAAAAAAGTAAATGATGAGCTAAATGCAAAATTAATTAGCAAAACTGATTTTGAAAAAGGTATTGAAATTTCAATTATTGGTCTTGCATATCAGGACATCGTTGAAAGCGCAACAAGTATTGATAAGTTAATTGCTAGTTCTGCATTTACCAAAAATGAAGTTCGTAATAAATTTGGTTATGAATCTGTCGAAGGCGGAGACAAATTTATTATGACTAAGAACTACATCGAGGAAGTGAAAGGGGGTGAGAATCTAAATGACACAAATACAGATTAAAGGTGCGATTGTATCAGATTCAGATAAATGGTTGTATGACCTTTACGAAATGGAGTCGACAGCACCTAAAGATGTTTTATTACCAGACACAATGGAGGATATTGAAGTTATTATCAATTCTGGCGGTGGAGATGTTTGTGCAGGAAGTGAAATCTATACTGCTTTAAAATCCTATCAAGGAAATGTATCTGTCAAAATTGTAGGAATTGCAGCAAGTGCAGCTTCAGTAATTGCAATGGCTGGAAAATCAGTTGAGATTAGTCCAACTGCTCAAATTATGATTCATAATGTTTCTACAATTGCTCAAGGAGATAGCAAAATTTTAAAACATGAAGCTGATGTTTTGGAAAACTATAACAAGTCCATTGCTAATGCTTACGTATTAAAAACTGGGTTATCTCAAGAAGAGTTACTCTCTTTAATGGATACTGAAACATGGTTAACTGCTGGTCAAGCTGTTGAAAAAGGTTTTGCAGATAAAGTAATGTTTGCAGAAGATGAAATGGCTCAAATGGTAGCAAGTAATACTGAAGTATTACCACAAAACTTTGTTAAAATGCAAAATATGCAACGACAAGATTTTGATAATAAACAAAATGATCTTATTAAACGTATTGAAATATTAGAAAATGTATTAATCAACAAAACTAAACAAGAAAAAGAAGTGCCAAAAGGATTTGGTGCTTTTCATTTTTAATTAAAAGGAGAAATTTAAAACATGACAATGAAATTATCAAACGAATTCAACGAAATTCGCCAAAAATTTGTAAATGCGGTAGCAGATCAAGCACCACAAGAAGAACAAAATAAGCTCTACAATGACATGCTTGAAGCTATGTTTGAAGAAGCTAAAAAAGTAGCATCTAATGAAGTTCAAACTGCTATTGCTATGTCACCAGCTGAAGCTAAAATGACAGCTCGTGAGCGTAAATTCTTTAATGAAATCGATAAGACTATTGCAACTGGTGCAGTAGAACTATTGCCAGAAGAAACTGTTGATCGTATCTTTGAAGATTTAACCAAACAACATCCGTTACTTGAAGCAATTGGACTTAAAAATGCCGGTATCCGCCTGAAATTTATTGATTCAGAAACTTCTGGAACAGCTGTTTGGGGCCATGTATTTGGAGAAATCCAAGAGCAACTTAAAGCTGCTTTCAGTTCTGAAAAAGCTATCCAAAACAAACTTACTGCATTTGTAGTAATTCCTAAAGACGCTTTCAAATTTGGCCCATCTTGGATTCAACAATTTGTTATTGCTCAAATTAACGAAGCTTTCTCTGTCGCACTTGAAGCTGCTTTCTTAAATGGTGACGGAGCAGAAAAACCAGTAGGTCTTGCGATGCAATTAACTGGAACAACAGTAGGAGAAATTACAACTTATCCAGCTAAAACTCCAACAGGAACACTTACTTTTGCTGATTCAGAAACAACTGTTAAAGAATTGACTAGTGTTTACAAATACCATTCAACAAAAGCGAACGGGGAATCTGTTGCAGTGGAAGGTAATGTTGTGATGGTTGTTAATCCAGCAGATGCTTGGGATGTTAAGAAACAATATACATCACTTAATGCACAAGGTGTCTATGTTACTGCATTACCATACAACCTAATTCTTATTGAATCAATTGCACAAAAAGCAGGTCAAGTTACTACTTTTGTTAAAGGTCGTTATAACGCTTATATCGCAGGCGGTATTGAAATCACTAAATATACAGAAACTCTTGCTCTGGAAGATATGGATTTATACACAGCAAAACAATTTGCTTATGGTAAAGCTCGTGATGAAAAAGCAGCAGCTGTTTGGACTTTATCAGTTACTACACCAGGAGCATAATAGCTTATGGAAAACCATGAATTATTAGAGCCATTTAAAGAACGTATGAGGATTTTTCATGATGTCGATGATAATAATATCAATACAATCTTAAAAGGTTCACAAGAAGCCCTAGAATCTCTTTTGGGCTTCGATTTAATGGGAATTGAATCAGGTAAAGAACTAATCATAGAACGTTCGAGGTATGTCTATAATGACAGCCTCGAGTTGTTTTATGACTCTTTTAGGAACGAGATATCTCGTTTAGCAATTTACGGATTGGAGAAAGAATATGAAAGTCAAGACACTACAACGATTTGAGGATTATAAAGAAAATGTAATCAGAGAGATAGGTGATGAATTTGAAGTGACTAAAGTTCGCTTTAAAGAAATCAACGATAAGCTTCCAAACTTTATAGAGGAAGTGAAAGCCGATGAAACAAAAGACAAGTAATGGTGATTTAAAAACGCCAGTTGTTTTTTATTCGGCAACCTCAGATGATACTTTAGATGGTCGAGATATTAAGCATGAAGAAATCTTTAAAACACTTGCAGAAGTATATAACCCTAGTTCAAAGGATATATCTATTGCCAGTGATAAAGGTATAAAAGCTCAGTATTCTATAAAAATGCGGAGTCCATTAACTGCATTTTATCCATCAAATGATCACTTAGTTGATATCATCGACAAAAAAGTTCAAAGTAAAAAATTAGGTATTATTGATATAAGACCAGACTTTGTAGAAGATGATTTCATAGTAATTGTGGTAGGTAGTTAGTATGGGAGCTGAATTAAAAGGCATTGATGAAATTTTAGCAAATATGGAAAAAGAGTTAGGCTCTGCGAAAGTTAACAGAGCAGTTAATAAAACGCTAAAAGAAATCGGAAAAGATCTTGAACCAAGCTTGAAATCGGCGGTATCTGTTTACCAAAGAACAGGAGTGACAGTTGAAAGTGTTGTTAGTTCTGGAATTAAGAGGACAGAAGGCATTCCAACAGTTCGCCTTGGGTTCGGACATGATAGAAGTAGCTTAGTACACTTACAAGAATTGGAATACGGCTGGAAAAAAAGCAGGCGTGGTATCGGTGTTATCCGAAGATACTCTAGTATGTTAGAGGGTATCTATCCTCAACGGGTACAAGAAAAATTGAAAGGAGAGTTTAAAATTTAATGGTAAAAGATATGATGTCTGAAATTGAAATATTATTAAAGTCAGACGAAATATTGAAAACAATAAAAATAAAAAGTTTTTCTAGGCCCGAAAGTTTAGAAGATACTTCGCCAAGTATTGTTATTATTCCAATAGCTCCACCTTCTCAAAAAGATTTTGGTTCTGATAGGCCATTATCAAAAAAATTTTTGTATCAGATTGAGGTAGAAAGCATTTCAAGAATTGAATGCAAAGAGTTACAACACAAGATTGAAAACCTATTGATGACAATAGGTTTTTTTCAATCTGATTCAGGTCTTGAAGGATTTGATAATAATACAAATAGATATAGAGACGCTAGGACCTATAGAGGTTTCAGCAAAATTTACGAACAATATTAAAGGAGAAATTAAATGCAACCAATTGGTTTTAAACGTATGACAATTCAAGTTTTAGGCGAATCTGCTCAAAAATTTGTTATTGAAGGTGAATCTGGAAAAGGTGCAACCAAAACTGCAAAGATTAGTGGTTTATCTGCTGATCCTATCCCAACTTACGGTTCTGACATCGCTTATTACACATCACGCCGTGGTGTCGGTGAAGTTAAAGCTGAATTTGAATTAATTGATATTCCATTAGCTACACAAAAAGTTATCTTCGGATATAAGACTGGCACAACTTCAACTGGTCTGACATTCATTGGTGAGGATACAGAAGCACCAGAAGTTTCTATTTTATTAGAAGCACCAGACACAGAAGGTAACGTATATCTAGGCTTCTTCAAAGGTACTTTCTCAAAAGAAGACCTCGAATTCAAAACCCAAGAAGCTAAAAAAGAAGGCCTTGAATCTCAAAAACTTGTATTTACTGCTCAACCGGGAACAACCGGAGAAGCGCTTGGGCAATATGTTGTTATGGGTATTGATAAAGAATCTAATGGAGCTGGTATTAACGCTAAAGCTATCCAGCCTTTGCTTGGAATGACAGTAGGAGTTTAATAATAAATGGCACTTATTGAAGTAAAAGTGCGGAACGATAGAGGTGAGAAAGTCGTTTATTCTAACGGCTTTTTACCTGTTCGTAAGTACCGCGAATATTTAGAACTGCAAGCTAAAAAAGAAGAAGGTAATCTCAATGAATCACAAGCGTTAGAACTTGAATTAGAATTTATTGCATCTCTTTTTGAAGGTCTTACAATTGATAAAATGTATGACGGACTTACAATGGCAGAACTTAATGAACTTATTGTAAAAGTCTTTACAGAACTTGTAGGTGGTGATGTAGATGACCCAAAGGACGAAAACTAACTTCTAAAGAAGCTTTAGAACAATTTAGAGAATTTACAAAAGAACTCATAAAATCTGACTACGGTATGTCGATAAAAGACATCATGGAGACAGACTGGCGTGATCTAATGTCTATAATTGTGACTGACAAAACAGAGCAAGAAGATATTTTATCTCTCGGTGATTTTGTAAGACAAATGCAGGGCACGGATTAGTGCCTTTTTATTTTTGATGAAAGGAGGAATATATGGCAAGTGGAACACCACTCGGCTCAATGTTCATCGAACTTGGTTTAGATACTTCTAATTTTGCACCTAAGCTTCAATCAGCTAAGCGTGAAGTTAATTATTTTAAAGCGGAAACAAGAGCTTTGGACAGTGCTTTAAAAAGTAATGGTAACAACTTAACTGTTTTGAGCGCTAAATACAAATCGATTGAGCAACAAATGACTGCTCAAAAGAAGGTATTAACTCAACTAAAAGCTAATTATGACAAGCTAGAGCCTGGAACTGCAAAGTGGGAAGCTGCAGCTGTACAAATTGAGCGTGAAAATGCAAAACTTAGTGCGATGGAAGCACAGTTAAATGATGTCTCTAGCGCATTAAAACGTGTAAGTGCAGAAAATAGTTTTTGGGGTAAAACATCATCAGAGCTTGATAAAATTTCTGGAAAGCTTAAAACAACAAGCGGATTGTTTAATAAATTGGCAGATGCAACAAGAGGAGTCTCTTTGGCAACAGGAGCCGGTTTAGCTTTGGCTACAAAAAAAGCTGTTGATTTTGATGGACAGATGCAAACAACAAGAGCGCTCTTAAAAGATACAACAAGTTCTGTAAGTCAGTTAAACTCACAAACTGAAAAGATGGGCGAATCTTCCAAAAAGTGGGCTAAACAGTACGGTATATCAACATCTTCGATTAATGAAGGTATACAAGAAGTCATCAAAAAAGGTTTTACGTTTAATCAAACAATGGACGCAATGCCGGCCATCTTAGATGCTGCTAAAGCGTCTGGAGACGACTTCAATACTGTAATGAATGTTTCGACAAGTACACTGCAACAATTCGGTCTAAAAGCAAAGGACACTTCGCGAGTAACAGACGCGCTTTCTTTTGTCGCTAACAAAACAGCAAGTGGTTTTGAAGATTTAGGACTTGCGATGCAATATGTAGGACCAGTTGCTAAATCTGTTGGAATGAGTGTTGAATCAACATCATCTGCGATAGGTTTGTTATCTAATGCAGGTATCGAAGGGCAAAAGGCAGGTACTGCCTTGCGAGGTGCATTGAGTAAGTTACTTGACCCAGCGAAGGAAAACGAAAATGCATTTAGGAAATTAGGGTTTAGCTCGCAGGATTTTAAACGCAAGATTATAGACTTTCCTGGCATTTTAGAGAAAATCAAAACAAGTACAAAAGGTTTAAATGGTGCCCAACGTGCAGCTTTAATTTCGCAAGCGTTTGGCGTAGAGGCTCAATCTGCTATGAATATTTTGGTAAACCAAGGTGGTGACGCTTTGAGGGACTTAACAAAAGAGACAAAAAATGCTAAAGGGTATACATCTGATCTGGCTAAAGAAATGTCTGGTTCATCAAAAAGCAAAGTTGACCAGTTTAAATCATCATTAGAAGTATTAAGTATCACTGTTGGTCAGAAGTTACTACCCACACTTACACCAATTATTAAAAATGTCACAGATTTAATCAATAAATTTTCAGAAGCAGACCCTGCGACACAAAAATTATTAATTAATTTAGGTTTGATAACGGCCGGTGCCTATCCAGTTTCAAAAGCATTAGGTACGGTAACCGGAGCATCTAGCACTGTATTTGGTTGGTTTAGCAAATTAGCAAAACTGAAAGCGACATCTACAGCAATCGAAACAGTCGGAACATCTGCAACAGTAGCAACTACTGGAGTAAGTGGATTGGCAACACAAGGTGGCTTGTTGGCTAGTTTATTAACGCCTGGAGGAGCTTTAGCAGTTGGATTGTTAGCAGGAGCTGGACTACTAGCCTATTTCGGTGGTAAAGCTTTAGAGGCTCACGAACGGACTCAATTGTGGGGAACTAAAGTTAGCGAGACTGAAGCAAATGAGTTATCAAGGTTCAAAAACAAAGTAGATGAAACAAACAAAGCCTTAGATACATTTGGAAGTGACTCTGTTAATGATGTTAATAATGTTAAGACGGCATTTCAAGGACTAGTTACTGAAATTGAAAAACTTCAAAATAAAGATTTGCGTAAAAAACTTAATGCTGCCGAAGCTTTAGGATTAAGCCCAGAAACTCTAGAAGAAATTAAACAATCAAGTCAACAAACTGTTGAGAACGCTCAACAAATGTCAGATGAGGTTATTAGTATTTATCAGAACGCAAGTCAACAACATAGAGATTTGACAGCTGAAGAAAAAGCAATTGTTTTACAAAATCAGAACGAATTAATTGATACGCAGTTGTCGTTAATGAAATTCTCTGCTAAAGAGCGTAAGGCAATTACAAAAGCTTTGAACGGCGACTTACAAGGTCTAAATAATTCGCAGTTAAGTGAAGCTTTGAAGACTACTCAAAAATGGATTGAAGATGAAAATAAAACTTACAAAAAACGTAAAGACAATCTTCAGGAAATGTATAAGTCTATAAAAGGCGATGATGAAAAAGCTGTAAAGGCGAAGAAAGAAATCCATGACAAGTTAGAAAAACTTGAAGCTAGCCATCAAGCTAAGTTAGATGCTTATGGTGAGAAGTACGCAACTATTCAAAAGAAACTTCTCAATAATCAATTAAAAGGGTTAGATCCTGAGATGCAACAAGGGGTAATTAACTCTGTTAAAAAGCAAATGGAAGAACTTGGCTTATCATACGAACAGTTAATGGAAAAAACGACTAAAGCATCTTCTAAAATTCAAGCCAATAATTCAATGTGGGCAAGTACCACAAAAAAAGCAAGCGAAGAAACTAAGCTAGCAAACAGTCAATGGAATGGTATGGTTTGGAATCAAAAAACCGGAAAACTGAAAACCAACGCCAAAGAAGAAATTCAAAAAGCTTTAGAGGCTGAGGGCGGTTGGGAAAACCTTAAGTTCATTGCTAAAAACGCTAACTTGTCAACTAATGCAAGATTGACAATGGCAGAAGTTTTGGTCGAGTCTGGCAAGTGGGATACATTATCACCACAAGAAAAGAAATTGATTGTTAATAATCATGATGGACTACAAGCAATTGCAGACAGTAAAACTAATATGTCTATCTGGAATTCAATGCCTGAAAAAGTTAAAAAAATTCTAGGTAACAATAAAGACTTCATCAATAAAAAAGATGTAGCTACTAAGACTTTACAATCTTGGGATAAATTAACTCCCAAAGAGAAGAAATTACTTGCAAAAAATATGACTGCTAAAGATGTTGATGCAGCCCAAAAGAAAATTAATAGTATGAAAGGTAAGACCGTTACTATCACCTCAATTTTCAAAAATATTTATGAAAAAATTACTAAAAACGAAAAAGGAACCAACTTTCACCCTGGTGGCTTAGCAATGGTTAATGACCAAAAAGGTCCTTTGTATAAAGAATTGATTACATTGCCTAACGGCCAGTCATTTATTCCTGAAGGTAGAAATGTTGTCTTACCGTTACCTAGAGGAACGAAGGTAATGAAGGCGTCAATGACAAAAGATTTTATGGACAGCCTCGGAATTCCAAAGTATGCAAATGGTATTGGTATACCTGAAAATTCTAGATTGATAGAAGAAATCACAGGTTTTTCAAGTAACAGTCAATCGAATTATGTTTATGACGATTCAAAAACAGTATCTATTTTAAGAGAAATTTTATTTGCGATTAGATCATCATCAAATAAATCAGAAACAGGCGATGTCTATATGGATACTAACAAAGTAGGAGCTATCGTCAAGAAATTTATTTCAGATTCTGAAATGCAAGACAAGAGATTGAGAGGTGAGCTAGTATAGGAAAAGTAACAATAAATTACAACGAGTTTGATTTGTCGTCACTCATTGAGATTCACGACATTAAGAGAGATGTTGGTAATAACAGGGTTGTTACTACAAACACATCTCCGTTTCTCGGTTCTGTAATTCAAAGATATAAAATAGACTCTAAAAAAATAACTGTTTCTTTTTCGATTTGGACTAGAGATAGAAATACAGTTAAGCATCAATTGGCTTCGATTTTTAATCAATCTGAACCTAAAAGATTATTGTTTAGTGATGAGCCGGATAAATATTATCTGGCTTTAGTTGTTGATGAAATTCAAATGCAAGAAGCATCAATCAAACGTTCCTATGGCACTATCACCTTTCTAATCACTGACGGTGTTGCTCACTCTACGTCTTATAAGAAAATAACTGACTTTACCGAATCGGACGGTAAGGTCATTTTTAATATCACAAATAATGGTAATGTTGAAGCTCTACCAATCATCACTGCGAAAATGAACAGTGAAAATGGATATTTTGGATTGGTAAATGAGACTGGTGTCATGGAAATTGGTGATAGGGAGCTTATTGATTCAGAAACGCTTGCTTATTCTGAGCGACCGTTTGATTATTCAGATACTGGAACAAAAATTGCTGATGGATTTGCCAAAGGGGCCAAGAACGTAGCTATTTTAAACGACTCATCGGCAACATTAGACAAAAATCTGTCAATTTTAAACTGGTTAGGTCGTGACCATGTTGTTTTAGATGGAACAAGTGTCGCCGGAACTCACGCAGGTTCATTGACATTTGATTTGCCAACAGAGGGCTCGCTGTATGACTACATTTGGTGGCGTCAGATTTTTTGGGCTGGTAATATTAATCAACTTGGATTTATCAAGGTTGCAGTATCAGATACTGACGGTAAATTTTTATTTGGTGTTGAGACAATCAAACGAAAAAACGGACTTGAAACAGAGTACAACGTTATGGTTGCGGACGGAAAAGGTGGATATAAATTCATTGATTTTCGCAAGAAATTTTCAGCGTCACATAAGGATGAAGAAAATCCATTTAATGCAAACAGAGGGTGGTCAGATATCAAAAGAATCGATGATAAATTATCGATTTTTTGGTTCGGCTCAAGGTATGAGAGAACCGTCCCTGAACTGAAAGGTAAGAAGTCTGCTAAGTTGCATGTTGCGCTAGGAGCTATTCAAGGAAAGCCATTAGTAACAAGAATGTACTTAGACGGTATCAAATACCGCAAGGACAATGTCGCTGACGGTTACAATATTCCAAATCCATACGGTACTGGTTCGACAGTCGTGATAAACAGCGAGAACAAGACGTTACTTGTTGATAATATTCCTAAATTAAATCACGTTGTCGATTATTCTAAATGGTTAAAGATACCAGTTGGTACATCAACGATAGAAATATCGACATCGAGTTGGAATGAGATTAAACCGACGTTTAGCTTAGCGTTTGAGGAAAGGTGGTTGTAATTATTGGATATTATTATTCATGATTCTAAATTAAAAAAAGTTGCATACATTGATAACGAATTACAAGACACGCTTTCATTCTACGACGACAAGTGGTCACGTTATTTAGACACTGCATCATCGACATTTGAATTCACGGTTTATAAAAAAGGAATTAAATCAGATTCCGTTAAAGAAAAGGCCTATCGGACACTAACTGAGAGGTCTTTTGTTTCGTTTAAATACAATAAACGCACATACTTATTTAATGTCATGCGTACTGAAGAGACAGAAACAACGATCAGATGTTACTGCGAAAATCTCAATCTTGAATTGTTAAATGAGATGGCTGGACCTTTTAAGGCAACAACAGAAATGTCATTTGTCGACTACTGCAACAAGTTTTTCTTACTTGTTGGCGGTGCGATTACAGTTGGTCATAATGAAATTGAAGACAGAGAGAGAACTCTTGAATGGACTGGAACTGACACAAAACTAAAACGCTTGTTATCAATCGCAAATCAGTTTGACGCTGAGATTGAATTTGAGACAGTTTTGGACGAAGATTCCAGTCTGAAATCATTTATCTTGCACATCTACAAAGAAAATGACGACAAGAATCAAGGCGTAGGTCGCAAGCGTGATGATGTCGTTTTGCGATATGGGCATAATGTTGAAGGTGTGACACGCACAATTGATAAGACTGGTATTTTCAATATGATTACGCCAATTGGAAAGGCAACAGTTGATGTCACGACAACTAAGGCAAATTCTAAGTACGTTGCGCCACAATTGGGCACGGTTAATTATAATGGTGGTTCAATTTCGAACGCTGGACGGACGATTAACAAAGATTTAGTCAATGATATTTTAAATCTCTGTGTCCAACATAAATTATTGCCATCTGGTGTATTTTCTCAACTATATTTAGAATCTTGGTGGGGTAACTCTCCAGTAGCTCGTGCTGACAATAACTGGGGAGGTTTGACATGGACTGGTTCCACAACTAGACCATCTGGTGTTAAGGTTACACAAGGTACAGCTCGCCCTGCCAATGAGGGCGGTTATTATATGCACTTCGCAAGTGTGTCTGACTATATGAAAGACTACACTTACCTACTAGCGGAACAAGGTATTTATAAAGTCAAAGGTGCTAACAACATTGACGACTACACAAAAGGTTTATTCCGTGTCGGCGGTGCTACATATGATTATGCAGCCGCAGGGTATGCACACTACGCACCATTAATGCGATCAATCAGAAATGGTATCAACAGCGCTTCAAACGGCGCAATGGATGCACTAGACGCTCAATTAAAATCAGCTGGAACAGTTGGAACTGCACCAGTTAGTCAAAAGGCAGATAAGGTTATTTCTGCATTAAATGCCTTAACTGCAAAAAAAGGCCAACTCATCGGTTCAGGTCAATGTTACGCAGTGTCTGCGTGGTATGCAATGACGCTCGGCGGTCCATGGCTCGGTGGTGGAGTAACAAATGGATTTAAAGGATTATATCCCGGTGGTGGTTCTGCGGCAGCTCGAATCGGAGAAGATTATAACTGGTCTCAATTCGGTTGGAAAATGGTTAGACCATCGCAAGTAAGCCATCTAATTCCCGGCTCAATTGCTAACATTAAAGCTAATTTTAACGGTGGATTTTTAAATACGACCGGTTGGGGTCATACAGTTGTTATTAAGGCGATTTCGGGCGATACTCTAACCGTATTAGAGCAAAATTTCGCAGGACATCAATACGTTGAAGAGCGTACTTATTCCGCTAGTGCTTATTTAAGCTCTATTCAAACTCTATGTTATCCACCTGAAATTGTTCAAGGCAAACGTATTGACGGTACAGAAAGCTCACCAGTGCAATCTGGGAACAACGAGCCTAAAACGATATCCGAAACACAACAACAAGAAAAAACAGTAGGAATCCCAAAGGATTTATATCGTGAGTGGAAAAATGAAGAAGGCGTAGTTGAGTTTTATCTGAAAAACGGTTCAATCTATGCACCAATCTCAAAAGAGCTTTATCCGTCCGCATTTTCTGGGGAAGAAATTTCTGATAACTGGATTAGAAAAAATGTTGAATATGAAACAATTGATGTTGAAAAATTGATTTCGTACTCACTTGAAGACATTAGGAAAAATTGTTATCCGTCAATTTCTTACGAGGTTAATGGAACAGATGAAAGTCTTGATATGGGCGACACTGTTAAAATTGATGATGAGGAATTTCCTGACGGTCTCGTATTATCTGCAAGAGTATCTGAGCAACATATTTCATTTACTAAAAACGGAACTAATCAGACTGTATTTGACAACTATAAAGCTTTAAAAAACAAACTAAGTAAAGATTTGATTGATCGCTACGAAGAATTAGCAGAACAAACTAAACCGTATGAATTGCGATTAATTACAGATAAAGGCACTCAATTTAAAAACTCAACTGGTTTATCCGTTCTAACTGCAGAGCTGTGGAAGTCTAACAAGCAGTATGATGCCACATTCCAATTTAGGAATTTTGACACTTTACTTGCTAGCGGTTTGTCTTATACCGCTGACGGTTCGACAATTCCAATTGATAAGCCGTTTTTGGTTTCGGTCGATGCTTATATCGGAAATGACTTAGTTGCTACAAGACAAATAACATTTACTAATATCACGGATGGTACGGATGGAATTGGTATTAACTCAACATCTGTTACTTATGGCATATCCACATCAGCATCAGCCCAACCTACAACTTGGACAGAAACAATGCCGGTTGCCACTCCTGAACAATATCTGTGGACACGTAAAATCACAGATTACACTGATCCGACCAAACCAGATACCATTGAATTGACTTACAGCTATCAGGGAAAAAATGGTAGTGCTGGAACATCACTTAAAGTCTTAAAAACTGAATATCAAGCAGGGACATCAGGTACTGTTGCACCAACAGGGACATGGACAACTGGTCTGCCAGTAGTTCCTGATGGCCAATTTCTGTGGATGCGTGTGACAATGTCAGACAACAGCACGATTATTGTGCCGACAAAACAAGGTGCAAAAGGCGCTGACGGTGTTACTTACTATCCACATACCGCTTGGGCTAACAGCGAGGATGGCAAAGTAGACTTTAGCACGACAGACTCAAAAGGTAGACGGTATAAAGGTGATTACTCAGATACTAATGTCAATGGTAGCACTGACCCTGCTAAGTATAAATGGGTAAATATGGTCGGGACTGTACAGGTTGGTGGCAGAAACCTATTGATAGGCTCATCGGAAACTTATATATACCAAGGATTGAGTGAATTTCTTAGAACAGCTGACTTAGCACCTGTAATTGATAAATACGGGTTGGTGCAATACACACTTAGTTTTGATGCTAAAGTTGCAGTAGCTGGTAATGTGCAAGTATATATGCAGAATGGTGCAGGTAGTCGTTATTCCGGTCTAATGGCAAAAATAGATATGACAACTGATTGGAAACGCTATTCTGTAACATTTACACCCACAAATTCCAATTTATCACTTACACAAAGCTTTCTAGCTTTTTTTGGCACATATGACACAGGAGTAATTCCAAACATTAAAAGAATTAAAGTTGAGCAAGGTAATGTTGCGACAGATTATTCAGAGGCCCCTGAAGACACTCAACTCAAGATTGACAGCAAAGCGGACCAAGCTTTGACGCAAGAACAATTAAACGCATTGTCCGAACAGTCTGCAATTGCAAAAGCGGAATTACAAGCAAAAGCTAGTATCGACACACTCAATCAGTGGATAACATCTTATCAAAATTATGTTGCATCAAATAATGCTGACTCTCAACAAGCGAAGGCTGATTTAATTGCTTGGTCTCAAAAGGTTGAGGCGCTCGGAACTCAAATGGGTGAAGTCAAAGAGACTAAGGTTTTTATGGACACTTACTTCTCACAATCAAGCGAAGGTCTGGTCATTGGTCAGACAGACGGAACAAGTAACATTCTAATTAAAGAAGACCGCATTTCGATGTTTTCGGCTGGTAATGAAGTGATGTACATTTCGCAAGGTGTGCTTAATATCAACAATGGTATTTTCGCACTAAGTATCCAGCTTGGACGATTTAGAGAAGAGCAGTACGCAGGCAATAAAGATATTAACGTTATTCGATATGTAGGAGGTGTGTAGATTTGGCAACAAGTAATTTTAGTGGTTCTTGGGGTGGTAACTTAACACTTGATGCTTCGTATGTTGTCAAGTCGCAAGATGTCGTCAAGAACCAATCAGTCATCACATTCACTGTAAAACTTATATCAAATGGCTATGCGTCGATTTCAGATAGTGGAACAAAGCCCCTAACGATTTACGTAAATGGCGGTGGAGCTATACCACAAGTCAATGTCTCTATTAGCCCAAACCAATCAAAAGTTTTACTTAGCAATGATTATGTAATTGGACATGACCCTGACGGTACTAAAACAGCAGATTTATCTGCAAAGCTAGATATCAACATCGGGGGTTATGGTTCGGCAACAGTTGCATTAAAGGCTTATTTGCCAAAAATTAACAGGACATCAACTGTTAGTATGCCAACAGCGACAATGGGAAGCGCAACGACCATCACGGTCACAAGAAGCGATGCCTCTTATACGCATACATTGCGTTATGATTGGTATGGAAAAACAGGGACAATTGCGACAGGGGTGGCGACTAGCTACTCTTGGACAGTTCCGTTAACATTTGCGAACGATGTCCCAAATTCAACTGTCGGAAACGGAAAAATATATGTCGACACTTACTTAGGATCAACACTTCTTGGTACATCAAGCGCAACATTAACCGCAAACGTACCAACAAGCATAATTCCAACACTCGCAAGCGTGTCATTAAGTGACACTAATTCAATCGCAAGCGGAATTACTGGCGGAAGTCCTAATTTCATTCAGATTTATTCTGGCATTAAAGTTAATTTTGGCACAGCAAGCGGTGCATACGGTTCAACAATTAAAAGCTATTATGCGGAAATTGTTGGAAAAAACGTTTCGATAAATTCAAATGGTGGTACATTTAGTAATCTGAATTTTTCAGGTTCTTTTATTTTGCGTTCGAAAGTCATTGACAGTCGAGGACGTGAGTCTGCTGTCGTTGATACTAACATCACGATTTTAGAGTACAAACCACCAGTTTTAAATTTTACGGTCGCAAGAACTGGAAGTACATCATCAACATTTACAATCACACGTAATGCAAGCATTAGTCCACTGACTATTAATTCTGTGCAAAAAAACGTGATGACATTGACATTCAAGGTTGCGCCTGCAAACAGTAGTACATTTACAGCAGACAATGGCTCTGCGAGTGGTTCGTGGTCAACTGTTAGTAGGTTTGTTAACTCGCAAGCAAATCTGGCAGGAACGTATGACGCAACAAATTCTTGGCGTGTTCAAGGTGTTCTGTCTGATAAGTTTTCAAGCACGACGTTTGAAGCACCAATTGTCACGACCGAAACGGCTGTTATGTCTTATGACAAAGATGGTCGAGTTGGTGTCGGAAAAATTGCAGACTTGTCATTGCCATCTGGCGCAGTTGATAGCTTAGGTGGTTTTTTTGTAAATGGAAAATCATTGCTTGATATCTTTTATCCAGTCGGCACTATCTACGAGTCAACAAAACCTGACAATCCAGCTACTTTTATGGGTGGAACATGGTCCCGTTTTGGAAATGGTCGTGTGTTAGTTGGTGTTGATGAAAATGACGCAGATTTTAACACTGTTAATAAAATAGGCGGGGAGAAAGCTCATACACTAACTATTCCAGAAATGCCTAGCCATACGCATGATATTTTGGTTGAACAAAAAGTTCGTGGAGGCGGGACAGGATACACCTTGCTAGATGCCGGAACTGCAACAAAGCTCACATCTAGTTCAGCAGGTGGAAATCAAGCGCATAACAACTTGCAACCATATGTCACAGTCTATCGTTGGCAGAGAACTGCATAGAAAGGAAATATATGATTAATAATTTAAAACTCGAGTGGGGCGATAAGTCGCTCGATTATCTCAATGGTGAACCATATCGAACAAGGGTTGTATTAAAAAATGAAGACGGGGCTTATTATCCAGTCTTTTTTGATGTCGATGCAATTAATAAACCTGATTTGGAATTATTGCAAATGGCATTAGATGTCAATTATCAAAAGAATTCGTCTGGACGAGCTGAAGACGAGAGATTTAATTTGCTAGGAACTAAAATCGCAGAGGTTGACCAAGCAATTGAAAATTCTAAAACTCAATCCGCGACATCGCAAAAAACATTGCTAGACATTATCGGTTTGTTTTATTCAAAAGGCCTGATTACAGACGAAGAAATGTCAACTATTATCACATTATAAAAAAGGAGAAATCACTATGACACTTATTGACTTATACGCAATCAACATTATCGAAAACGGCTACTCTTTCGCTAAAGTACCGACCATTTTAAAACCGTATGTCAAAGCAAAAATTATCGCATTAGTTGGCGCTGATAATGCTGAGCTTATTGAAAAATTACTTGCAAGCTAACGAGGTGTCTGTATGAATATTGACATCACAGCAATTTCGCAGTGGTGCACTGCATTAGTTGCGATTATTGTATTTTTAAAATATGTATCTGCGCCAATAAAAATCGTTTTGGAAAACAATAAACGGACGATGGAGTCCTTGCAAGACTCTATCGAGAAATTGGCAGACGGACTAAAGGAAAATCAATTTAATTTCAAAATGTCCGCAGAAGACCGCAAGGAGTTGCGCAGAGTACAAAATCAGCACGAATCAAGAATCGGTATTGCTGAGGACAAACTTATCAGTCACGATGAACGATTGAACTTTTTGGAAAAGGAGAAATTAAAATGAATATTGAAAAATGGGCAAAAGAGACACTAATCAAGACAATTAAAACGATGGCTCAAACTGGATTAGGTTTGCTTGGGACTAGCGCATTGATCAGTGATGTCAATTGGCAAGTCTGGATGTCAGGTGTTTTAATGGCTGGATTTGCTTGTATATTGATGAACATTAGTCAAATTAAGGAGTAGTGGATGGTTCAAGTAAAAACAGTCACAAATGATTTGCTAGCACTTGCAAATAAAGGGTCAGGCCTCGATATTGACGGTGTTTGGGGGATGCAATGCGTCGATTTGACAAACGGTGTGACAACTCTATATTTCGGTAAATCATTATGGGGTAATGCTATCGATTTATTAGATAGTGCTAAATCTCAAGGCTTTAACGTGATTTATGAGGCTGTCGGAGTAATTCCAAAAGAGGGTTGGCTTTTTGTCATGCATGCTATCGCTGACGGTGTAGACTACGGTCACACTGGGTACATCTACAAGGATTCAGACGGGTACACATTAGACACGATCGAGCAAAATATCGATGGCTACTCAGATAATAATTTGGACGGTGTTAACGACCAATTACAAGTTGGTGGTTCTGCACGAATCAACCAACGTAATTTTGATAATATAGTCGGGTATATAGTGCCAGACTACGAACAAATACAGGAAGTAGTAGTAACAAAAAATCAAGAAGGAGACAACGACATGTTCACAATTTCGGCTGAAGGAAGAGGAATCGCTTTAATTCAAGGTGGGACATTCTTCCCAATTTTAGACGCAAAAGACCCAATCGCATTTTGGAATGCAGGGGCTAAGCACATTCAAGTATCGACAAAAACATTTGATGCGTTTCAAGGCAAAAAACAAGCATCATCATTAGATGATGCAACTGTCAATAAATTAATTGATGGCTTACGTAGATAAAAAATCACCGCTTGGGAAAATACCCGAGCGGTTTTTTATTTATTCAGAAACTTCAAACTCTTGATAATAAGCTTGAGAGTTGCAACCTCTTATAACTTGTTCCATTTCGTTATCTGATAGGCTATTTAAAATTTCGTTCCATTCAACGTTTCCAAGTTTTTCGTCAAATTTCTCAAATGCATCTTCATCATCTGAGTCATCAAGATTATTATATTCATCTTCTAATTCTGAAATGATTGGTGAGTAATAAGCTAATTCGTGGAAAGTTTGGCTATCAGGGTTCCAGTACCCATCAGCCAAGTCACGATCGATCATTTGTTCAAGAATTTCTTTGTAACTATCAGCCTCAATTTTGTAAGTAACTACTTTGTTAGTAGGTTGTCCAGTCCAAGTGATTTTCATTTTGTTTACCAGCTTTCTTTATTTGTTTTATCTTTATGTCTATATTATATACAATATTGTATATATTGTCAACACTTTTTAAGTATTTTTTTCAATTTCTTCTGCAAATTTTGTCAACTTACTAGCAACCTCAAATGTGATACTTTTCATTTTGATGTCACCACTTTTTATTCTTGATATTTTAGATTGGGCAATGCCGGTATTTTCTGCAATATAAACTTGAGTGTGACTATCTAGTAACTTTCTAATTTTCTTTTCGTCTGCTTTCATTATTTACCCCAAAATTCTTGTTCAGCATTTTTTCTGGCATGTTCAGCATCAGCTAATCTTGCAAATTGGCCAAGATAAACTGTTTTTTTATCAACATTGATAAATGCTTGATATTTGCCTTTTCGTTTGTTGTAATAAACCCCACGCACGCCCGTTGTGCTTTTTGCGGTTGGTTTTGTAGATTTCAAAGACTCAGCATCTCTTATTGAGTCCATAAATTCTTTCGACGCACCCTGCAAACAACCACAGGATTTAGTTGTTTCAATTTCATTTGAATTGAGATATGTGTAATTACCGCAATGTTTACATTCGCAAAGCCAGTCAACACGTTGATTTTCACTTTCTTTTCTGATGATAACTTTAAAATTATCATTTTCATATCCAGTTAAATCTTTGTATCGTTTTCTTTTCAGGTCGTCATTTAGACAACCGCAGGATCTAACTTTTCCACTTTTTAAATGATCACCACGAACAAATGTTATTTTTCCGCATTCGCATAAGCAATGCCACAAAACTTTCCCGTTTGCGGTTCGTTTGCCAACATCACCCAAAACGGTCAGGCGCTCAAAGCGCCGTCCCGTTAAATCATTTATCTTAACCATTTATTTCTAATTCTTTCACAAATTCATCAATTTCAGCCAATGCCTCTAGCACATTATCTGTACTAATCATTGCTTTTTGAATGTGATTTGCGTTTCTGAGTGTCTTGTTAAGAAAATAAGTTTTAAAATCATGTTCTGTCAATTCTATAACAACTTCTCTTGCAATCGCATCATCTATGTACTCATTCATCATGCTTGCTAATTCGCTACTTAATTTCAAGTCAGAACTATAAGCAATTTCAAATATTTGACGCATTCTGTTTTGAGGGTTTGTTCCATCAGTGTAATTTGCTTTTTGTTGTTTAATTGCTGTTCTCATTTTGTTTTACCTCGTTTGTTTTATCTTTATGTCTATATTATATACAATATTGTATATAATGTCAACACTTTTTATAAACTTTTTTAAAATTTTTTTCGAATAAAAAGATAAGGGGGGGGGTGATAAGATGGACGAACCAGACAACATTGTTGCTGAATTTGACGAATGGAAACGTGAAAATCCTGAGGAGTATTTAGAATGGTGTCATGAGCATTGGTATTTGTTTTAG